CGGATGGAAATTCTTAAAATCAGCTTGTCAAGAAACTTGTTAGACGCTAGTCTACAAAGTTTCTTGTCATCTGTAACGATAACTGCGACTTCCCGTTCATCACGTCCAATCTGTTGGATGATGTACGGGTCGTCTTCTAGTAATTGTAGTGGGGGGAGCTCATAGTATTCTCCGTCAAGAATACTCTGTCTCCACTCACAAAACCATCTGTAGAGTTCCTCCTCAGCACGAGTTTTCGGCGTGCTGGGAGGAATTCTTTTCCCAAATCTCTTGAGGTCTTCGAACTCCGGAATGTCAACATTCCGGGGGTCTGAGTTTCTAAACTCATCAATATCCTCAGTAAAGTAATAGTCTACATCCACGAGGGGCTTTACGGCCCATCGTTTTTTGTAGAACTCTTCTTTGAAATCCGTGCATACCCTTTTGACTTCGTCAAAGGTGTATGACGGCATTTCAGTACATCTTGAGAAGATCATCTCCATCAGATCTGTCTGTTCGACAGTCTGTTGGAGGGTCTCCACTCTTTTCATGTACAAGTATAACGCCTCCACTTCGGAAGAAGTGGTAAGGTGCTTACTTGCAACAAGTCTATCTAATACGCCCGGAGGAACCTTGCTAGCAAGGTCCCTCGGGACGATTATGTAGTTTCTTATGGGGTCGTCCTCGGGTATTGAAAATACCTCAGTGACGGCCTCACTATCAAAGTGTCTTTCCATAGTCTTGACCGACCTTAAGTTGGTCAAGTTCTTTGGAACTTCTCCTAATAATTCCCTGAGGGCTTGAACGGTAACGTTCGTGACCTTGGGAATTTGACTCCATATGGCATTTGCCCAGCTTTCTGTGTTCCAGAAAGCTGGCATCTTGCCTACACTAAAGATTTGTCTCGGAAGATATACGGGCCTACGCTCGTATCTCAGTCCAAGACAGATGTCTTGCATCACAGAGGCTACTTGGAACAGGTGTCCTTCAACACCTTGTTCCGAGTACTCTGTGTCTTTGCCTAGGAGAGTATACTTGCCGTCTTTGACGGACGAGTAGTCTCTCCTATCTTTCTTTGTGTCCAGTACCAGTCTCATCTTGGGATGATCTAGGTATGGCAACAATCTGTTATCCTTGAGCTTTGACGCCGTTCTCACGGTGTTAAAGCGGTCAAGCGGTATATGAAAGACTTCTTCACAATAAGTTCCCCAGGAACTTGTTATGAAGAAGTCGTCCTCGGAGAGTTCATACCCCAACATCGCTGCCGCGTTGTTGAAGTATTGAACCCACCTAATCATTTTAGCGGGCTCGTCAGCACCGAGGATGATAGCAGTATCATCCCCGTTGCCGTCGTGCACAACCTTTACGCTCGGCTCTTTCTTTGAGGCGTATGCCTCACAGATAGGGTGAGCTAAGGATAAATTGGACTTGGTCAATGGATCCCCCATGGGGACTCCATTGACCTGGACCGAGTGAAATTTTCCATTAATGTATATGTCCTTTGGACCAGGCCATATACATTTAATGGGATCGAGTATGGAGGCAGGTAGTCTCATCTTTTCGAGGAGTCTACCCATCACCATGTGTGCTGATTTAAAGGATGGTATGTCTGTGGCTGAACGCCAGTCCAGACTTACTATCCTTTTATGTTTTTCGAATAGGACGTGACCATCAACCGGATCG